TGACTACGACAAACCTTCGTGGGCATTTAAACAAGCAGACAGAAATGGGTTCAACAGAGCATTGACCGATGTGTTGGACTTAATAAAACTAGATAAGGAATAACTATGACTGTTTTTACTGATAATCAGGAGACCTCTGATACTCAGCAACAAGAATCATCTTTTGTAGAACCGACCAGTTCTTCAGCATTAAATGATCTTGTAGGAGAAGGGCGTAAGTTTAACGATGTAGAAGCGTTAGCAAGAGGAAAGCAAGAAGCGGATAACTTCATTGAACAAATGAAAAGGGAAAACGCTGAACTAAAAGCTGACCTTGAGCGACAATCCTATGCGTTAGGTGTAGCCCAAAAAATGGGGGAAACGGCCTCGGCATCCACCGCCGAACCTTCAAACTCCGAACAAACAGGTGGCACTTCTGAGGGAGCTAATACCAAGCCCACGACGAGTGAAGCAAATATTGAGAGCCTAGTAGAGAAGACCCTCCAAAAAAGGGAGCAGGATACTTTATCAAAACAGAATCTTGCTACCGTCGAAAACGAATTGGCAAAAGTTTATGGAACAGAAGCAGCTAATGCAGTCAATCAAAAAGCTTCTGAACTAAACTTACCATTAAAAGATTTACAAGCAATGGCTGAAAAGTCTCCTAACGCATTTATGCAACTAATGGGACAACAACCACCTGTACAATCACCAATGGTTCAAGGAAGTATTCGTACTGAGGGTTCTGCAATGCAAACCTCGGCAGAACGCGATTGGTCTTATTACCAAAAGCTACGTCGAGAAAATCAATCTCAATACTATACTCCTAAAATACAACGTCAACTTATGGAAGATAAGAAACGTTTAGGGGATAGGTTTGGTAACTAACTCTAAGAAAGGACTTGTCAGATGGCAGGTATGAATATTGCAAAGGTTGATGACCATTTAGTCCGTACGGAAGTTTGGTCATCTGAGCTAAAAGAAATCCTTCGGGATGAAATGATGGCTCAAAAATATGTACGGATGCTAGAAGGTTTTCCTGATGGTAACACTTTCACTATCCCTACTATTAAAACAATCGGTACTAACGATTATACTGATGATACAGCAGTTACTTACGATCAATTGGATACTGCAGAGTTCCAATTCACAATCGACAAGTATCTGACTTCTGCAACCTATATTACTAAGCAGTCTCAACAAGACTCTTGGTATGCAGGGGAGCTAGAATCTCGCTTTGTTCCAGAGCAAGCACGTGCTATTATGGAACACTTTGAGACTACTTCTTTGAAAATGGGTGAAACTGCAGTACTTGCAGGTGCAGGTGTTGACTCAGAAGAAGTACTTGATGGAGCAAAACACCGCTACCAAGGTTCAGGAACTGGTGGTAAAATCGGTGTAAAAGACTTTGCCTACGCTCGTTACGCACTTAAAAAGTCTAAAGTGCCTGATCGTGGTTTGGTCGCTATTGTTGATCCATCCGTAGAGTACGAACTGTCTACACTTTCTCAATTGACTAGTGTTTCTAATAACCCTAGTTGGGAAGGTATCATCCGTGATGGTGCTACCACAGGTATGCGCTTTATTGCTAACATCTATGGTTTCGATGTATACACATCAAATATGTTGTCAGTAGTAGACGCAACCACAGGCTTGACCCAAGCAGATGGTACTGCAGGTGCTGACCTTTCCGCAGGTAGCGGTATTGGTGTAGCTAACCTGTTCTTCTCTTCTGATGCTGCCACTAACCCATTTGTGGGTGCATGGCGTCAGATGCCAGAGGTAGACTATGAGTACAACAAAGACTACCAACGCCATGAGTACGTGACATCTTCACGTTATGGTGTAAAACTTTACCGTCCAGA